CTGAATATTACACCAACTTTAATCTAGTAGGTGAACACATAGTCAAATCCAGAAATCTAAAGCCTGAAAACAAAGCACTAAATGAAATGTATTTTGCTTGGCAGGATATAGGTTTCTATGTAAACAACCTTATAACTAATGAGAGACTATACAACGATTCTTTAAGCGAATACAGATCAGATAAGATACGTGCTGTTATGCGCGCAAGAGAAGCTGATGATAAGCTAGAAGAATTAAAAAAAGAATTAAACAAATATAAACTAGAACTATAACAAAAAAATTGTTACATTTACAAAAACAAAGAAATTATGTACGAAGAATTATTTTGGCAATCTTACGAAACGTCTGAACTAGAACGCATCTTAGATTCACGCGAACCAAGACTTGAAAGCTACCGTAAAAGAGCTGAACAAGAACTAATAAAACGAAACGAACAACAACAAGAAATTACTGAATTATGATAACACTACTAAACGGAGAGCATTGGGGTAAAGAAGAATTGATTGCTCAGATGTACGATGACACTTTTTACTATGGGCATTTAGGCAAACACGCTTTAAGCAGTTCAAGCCTTAAAATGATTTTAAAGAGTCCTAAGACTTATAGAAACGTAACAAAATATGGTGACCCTAATAGTGATAGCCCAGCACTAGCAGCAGGTAAGTTAGCACATTGGATGATACTAGAACCACACAAGATAGATACCCTACATTTTGTAGATGCTTCCACAAAGAATACTAATAAGTACAAGGATGCAAAAGAAAAGTATGGAGAAGTATTCTTGACAAGTGAAAAGAAAAGTGCTGAAAGATTAACAGATGCTGTATTAAGAAATGAAGCAGCATTAAAACTATTAAGTAATAGTGAATTTGAAATCCCTGAGATAGATATGCTAGAGGGCTTACCATTTAGGGGCAAAGCAGATATTATTCAAGGTGATACAATCATAGACTATAAAACTACCGCTGAACTATCAAGTTTTAAATGGTCAGCTGATAAATATGGTTACGACTTACAGGCGTATATGTATCTAAGACTGTTTAACAAGAAGAAGTTTACATTCCTTGTGGTAGACAAAGCAAGTACTGACATAGGTATATTTGAAACTACTGATGACTTTATAGCAAAAGGCAAACAAAAATTTATACAAGCAGTAGATAATTACAAATACTTCTTTCAAGATGGAAACGACTTAGACCAATATGTAATGAGAGGAATATTATAAGAAGACAATGAATATTTTAGAAGAAGCAAATAAAATAGTAAATTTACGCTCTGAAGAAAAAGAGAGAATGTATGGACCCTTTGAAGAAGGTATGGAAAGAGCAGCTAATATAGCTAGTTCTTGTACGGGTAAAGATATAACAGCAAGAGATATGTATATGTGTATGATAGCTTTAAAACTATCAAGAGAATCATACAAACATAAAGAAGACAATCTACTTGATGCAACAGCTTACATAGCAGCATTAAATAATTATGAGAATGGTATTTAAAAATGCACAAGAAGTATTTGAATTTTATTATAATGAAATATCTAAAAATGG